CCCGAACTGATCCCACTCAGCCCGACCGACTGAAGAAACCCGCCGGCCGCGCCGCCACCCGATAACGCATCGTCATAGGCGCCGAAGCTTGTATCCGCCGCGCTGAAGATCCCCCCTAGCAAGCTCCCCGCGCCGCCTACTAACAGCTCGCCCAGCCCGCCGCTATTGCCACCGACCAGCCCAGCAAGCGACGCCGCGCTAGCGCCAGTAATCGCGCCAACGATCGGAATAACTACCGCCCGCGTTGCAGCAAGCGCCGCCATTTCCGCGAGCAGATCGATAAAGAAATCCTTGATCCGCGCGCCCATGTCTTCGAAGTCCGTAGACACCCCGCGGAATATGTCGCCGAACAGATCCCGAAACCCGCCCTGTATCGCATTGCTCGCAGTCTTGAACGCTTCCGGTAAATCCCGCTCAACCTCGACCCCCAGATCGCGCGCGCTATCCTTCGAGGCTTCGAACGTTGCCGCAACGTTCGCCATCGCCGCCCGGATGTCGTCCGCGTCTTCGGGGAACAACTGAAGCGCCAGCCGCAGATCTTCCATCGTTTCCGTGTACGCGTCCGTCGCCCGCATCGCTTCGGGTAGGTTTCGCTGTACCGTTTCGCGTAACGAGTCGCGCCAGTCCTCAATGGCTCCGCGCAACTCTTGCTGTTCTTTGCTCGCCTTCTCGCTGGCCTTGCGCACCATTTCCAGCGCCTTCGCCGCCGCCGCCGCTTCCTTGGCCAACTGCGCCGCCGTCTTTGCTGTAGCGCCAAACGTCGGCCCCGCGCGCCCGGCCGCTTCGCCCGCGTCGTCGATGACCGGCGGAACCTTCGGCCCGTGTATCGCGAGCTGGGCTAGCTCCGCCGACAGCACCTTAAACCGCTTTGTAAGCGCGTCCACGCTAGCGATCCGATCCGCGTTGACCTTCCGCGCGTCCTCGTCTTGCATAAACTCCGGAAGCATGTCGTTCAGCTTCCGCGCGCCCTTTAAGATAAAGCTGAACGACGTGGTCGACGCCTCCGCCAATTTAAACATCGCCGCGGCGCCACCGTTGGCAATACGCACAATCGTACCGCCCAATTGCGTCAGGCTAGGTATAACGTCCTCGACTATTTCCCTAGCCAGCGCCGATATAACCGGAGTGAAAAACGCCGTTAATTGGTTTGCGGCGCCTGTTGATGCCAGCGCCAATAAATCGAACTGGCCCCGCGCATTGATCGCCGCGTTCGCCATGTCGTCCGTGATTACAGCGCCGAAACGTTCCGCTTGATCCGCCGCGTCTTCGAATCCCTTCGCGCCGTCTTGCATCGTCTGTAAGAGCTTTACGTTTTCCGCCCCGAACAACTGCATAGTGAGTAGCACTTGCTGGGATTTGTTGTCCACCTTGGACAGCGCATCGACGGTTTTCAAAAACGCCTTATCGGGCGCCATTTCCACTAGCTCGGTCGAAACCAATCCCAGCGTTTTTAGTGCACCAACCGCCGCCCCCGTTCCGCCGGCCGCTTCACCCAGCCCGCGCACGAACCGTTGCAGCCCGATCGTCGCAGACTGAAAGGAGACATCATTAGCCTCAAGCTGAAACTTGATCGCGGATAACGACTCAGTAGTGAACCCCAGCCGATCGCGCAGTCGGCCAAAGCTCGATTGCAACTCCAGATTCTTTGAAATAAGCGCAGACACGGCGCCGAGTGTCACCGCTGGGATCATTGCCCCGATCGATTTCGAGACTTGGTTGGCGACCCGATCCAAGCCGCCCATAGACTTCTCGACGCGTTTTACGCCGCGCTCGAACTGCGCCGATTGCAGCTCTAAATGCGCTTGCAGGATCCCTAGGTCAGCCATCCTTTTTCCTTCTGTACGGAGCCAAAGAGGCAAACAGGATCTTGGCCTTTGCGGCCTTCGATACCGGCGGTTTGAACAAAAGGAAATCGCTAGGCTTAGCCAACGCCGCGCCCGATCCCTTCCCTTTGCTCCGGAACATGTTCGCGAGCATTGCCGCAATTAGGCCCGTGCGCAGCTCGTCACGCTCCGGCCCGAACGGAGAGATCGAGTCATAGGCCATCCACTCCGTTAACTCCATCGAGTCGCACTCCCGGAGTAATTCAGACACCGTCTTGCCGAGCCGCAACGCCAGCTTGAAGTAGAACCGTCGCGCAGCCCGGCTTGTCAGTTTTCCCGTGCGGCCTCGATGTCACGAAGGCCCAGCCCGTTGATTTTTTGACACTCATCAAACAACGGATCGAGCGCTACGCCGCTTTTCCCCCCGAGCAGCTCCGCGTCGAGATCATCGAACATCCGCACGCCTTCGCTGTCCACCATGCACAGCACAATGAGCCGCGCGCGCAAGTTGCGAATGTTGATCTTGCGGTCTGCCCCCTCGCCCTGAAAAAGCGAGGCTTCGTACGCGTCGCGCTCCGTCCCCGAAAGCGTCCTCAACCGAACGATCCCGCCCCATTCGGGACAATCGATCTCGACGATCTTCCGATCGTCCGCCGCTATGATCTGCTCTTTCGTTAGGTGCATAAATCCTCAACTAGGTTTGTGTGATCTCGCCTTCGATTTCGATGGTAACCGCCGCCGTAAGCGTAGTGTCTACCGATCCGGAAGCCGCGAAGCCCGACACCCAGCCGACGAATGTATCGACTGTGGCTCCCACATCGGTATAGGACAACCGCCACCCGGTACGCGCCGCCGAGGTGAACATACCCCGCACGGCCAGGTGCGCCGCTTGATCAGGAATGTAATTGATGGTGAACGACAATTGGCCCCGGTCCGGAAGCCCCGATCGCTTCTCGACCGTCGTGCTATCCAGATCGCTCACCGTTACCGCCGGAGTCGTTCCGGACGGCCCAGAAAAGTCCGTGATTTCCGGGACAAGCGTATAGGTAACGGGAGTGTCCGGATCGTCCGCATACTCTAGCGTGATCCCCTGCGAAGTAAGCGCCGATGTGCTCATATCAGATCCTCAAGTAGCGCGCCGCAACGACGCCAAAAACGGACGGGTTGCCCCGCCTACGCAGTACCCCACACAGCCGCATCTACTGTGCGCCGATATACCTCCGCCCCGGTTTCGTAGGGGAAATCGCTTATTGATACGATCTCCGATGCGAACGTGGGACGCGACCCCCTAAGCGCCGTTTCTAATGCGCCCGCAACGGCCACCACTTCCCAATACCTCACCGCGCGAACATCGAAGGACATTCTGTACCGGCGCGTGTCGCTCCCGCCCTCCAGGTTGTCCACCGCTTGGCCCGCGATCAGATTGTATTCTATGCTTGGCCACGCGCCGCCCTGCGAGAATTTCACCGGATTAATCCGGTCGCCGACCATCGCCGTTAGCGGCGCATCGGCCAAAAGCAACAGCACGATCTTTTCCTCAAGAGCCACGCTTGATCCCTTCGCGCAGCTTCCGCGCCATTTCGTCTAGCGCCTTTTGTTGCGTGTGCCGGCTTTCGATTGCGCGCGACATGAACCGGATCGCACGGATCCCGCCTACCGTCGCGCGCTTGCCGAAGAACACCCCGCCACCGTCGTCCGAGTAATACCCCAGCGCCTGCGCAGTCGTCGCCGCCACATCGTGCGGCGCCGTTCCGAATTCAAAAAAGTGAGCGAACCAAGATCCGTCGCCGCGCTTTGTGCCTTTATAGATCGCAATCTTCGCCGAGCGCACCCCCGGCCGGCCGCGCGTCGCCTTCACCCGGATGTGACCCCCGCGCGTCTTTGATAGGTCGCGCAAACCCTCCGCGTACTCAGACGATCGGATGTTCGCGCGCGCTTGCTCCGCGACAACGCCGATCCCCGCGCGTACCGCTCGCGATCCGATGTTCGTCGCTAGCCGTTTGGATAGCTTGTTAAGATCGGCCGAAAGCTCAGCCGCGCCGGTAAACTTGAGCCCCGACGCCACCTAGTCCACCCGCGCCATTGCCGAGATCTCCAGGAACCGGCGCCGGCCTAGTTGGCGCGTCGTTTCGATGTCCCACGTATTGCCATCCCAGGAGATCTGCATTTGCTCATTCAGATCGGTGCGATGGCGGATTACGAACAACGCCCGCCGCGTTGCGATCTCGTGGTTGGCGATCAGCGCTTCAGCGCCTCCGTTTTCTTCGACCTTGCCCCATACTGTTGCATGCGTCGCCCAGGTTTCGATCTCCTCATTGAACGAATTAAGCGCGACCGTTTTCACCCTAAAAGTTATTCGCCGATCCAGCTCGCCCGCTTTGATGTAGATCGTTGCCATGCGCTAGTACCGGACCACCTTGCAGTTGCTACAGATCCTCAGCGCTTCGTCCCAAATGGACACCCGGTTATCCGCGCGCTCGTCATCCCCGCGCATCGCGTACTGCGCAGTAAAAAGCATAAGCATGGCCCGCTTCAGCGTCTCTGGAACCGGCCACGCCGCTCCCCCATACCCAGCCGTGAAATTGATCGATACCGCATCCGCCCGCGCCTTGAGCGCCGGCCACTCCTCGTCCTCCTGAAGCTCGACGAAGCCCGGCCGAAGGTGCGTATGCGCCCGGTATACCGTGGTCGCTAGCGTTTGCTCGATGTCGTCCTCATCGTAGTAAGTGATCGATTCAACGCTAACTAGCGGCGCCGGTAGCAACTCAAACCGCGCTTCTGTTGGCCAACATTCCATTGTAAGCTTGTACACTTGCTCACCGATCGCGACGTTTAGCCCGCGCTCCATATGCTCCCGCGCAACTGTCACCATCGACGCCAACATCGATCCCGGCTCAAGTTCGCCCTCGTCAATGCGCGCCTGCGCCCACGCGTCCTCAATAAGTACGCTATCGTTCGCCGGCCCTGAAATGTGTCGAGCGATCATGGTTTACCCGCGCGGGACGTTGTCCGTGGTGATTGCCTTATTCAGCATTCCCGTAACATCGCGACGCCTGGGAACTTGGATTAATGCCCCCTCGTCCGCTTTATCCGCAAGCATGCCGTGCTCTTTCGCGAAGTCCACCATACCCGATGGCAACTCCCCGGCATTGTAGGTTGCTCCCGCTCGGCAACTAACCGAGTCCTTGCCGTTCGGAGAAAACGCACACGCCACCGCGAACGTTACCCGCCCGCTCGTGCTTGCCGGCTCGCCCTTGTCATCGTCTTTCGTCGCCATAAATCCCCCGTTTGATTAGGGGGCGCCACGCGGCGCCCCCTACACACTCACCCGATCGCTTCGCTCTAGCTAATCGCGATCTTTAACACTTTGATCGCTTCGTCATTCCGAATGATCCCGCCTTGTCGGCGGCGCATGTAGAACTTGACGAAACCGGGCGCCGTTACCTCGTCACGCGTGATCCGAAGACCCACGCGATCGACGGCCATGTAGCCCTCGCGGAAATCACCGAAAGCAACCGGGAACGCGTTCGCCGCAATGTCCGGCATATGCGCCGCCCGACGATACTCGAACCCTAAAAACGTCGGAAGCTCGGAGCCGTTCAAGCCCGGAGACCAAAGAAGATCCCCTCCATCGTTCGCCAATTGACGCATCGTCCCAACGGTTTTCTTATTCATCACCATCGAAGCGCCGGCTTCGTAAAACTCGTCGAGTTCGTAAACCAGATCAACCAACCCGGCCACGGTAATAAGCGCCGCGTCCGTGCTCGGCACGTACTGAAGCACACCAAACGCGCGCGCCCCGTGATCCGCCGTAGCGACCGGCGTACCATCGAGGAAGCCCGTCATTTGATTAGTGCCGTCACCCGTTACGCACGAGACACCCTCGGCCCGCGCAAACTCGCGCCCCGCGCTTCGGGTTAGCCAGCCGGCCACGTCGAAAAAGACATCATCGAGAGACCACTCGGACGCCGTTGGGTAAGCGTATAGCTCGCCCATCGTCGGCGTCACTTGCTGGAGCGTAGGCGTAGCGGTTCCCGTACGCGTCCCGGTTTCGCCGATCCAGCCCGAAGTGAGACCCGTTAGATCTACCAACTCTTTGTAATCACTCCCCACCGTGATCCATTCGAACACCTCGCGCCACGGCGACATAAGCACCGCGCGCTGGCGGACCATTGCCGCGATGTTCTCCGGCACCGCGTGCCCGCCGGCCGCGTCAGTCCCGATCGTCACGTCTTTGCGATCCAGCTCTTTCGCTTTGAGCCCTAACGCCTTTTCGGCCGCGCGCATGGCCCTCTCATCTTCGCGATCGTTCGTGCGCACCCATTGCTCGAACGCCTTGAAGTGATCCGCCCGCAACGCGTCGATCGGATCGGACTTCGAGCCGTTCGTCAGCCGGTCGATCTTCTCCTCCAGCGCCAGCACGGTTGCATCATTCGCGGCCTTCAGCTCCGCGATCTGATCCTCGGCCTTCGTGAACGACCGCTCCATTTTCTCTAGCTTCTCGATCGTGTCGCTCGTCGGTCCTTCCGACCGCCGGCCGGACTCCTCGACCTTCGCGTTGATCGTGCTTTTGAACTCGTCAAAATCGGAGCGCATGCCGTCCAGCGCTTCTTTAATTTCCGTTGCCGCACTGCTCATTGTTAACTCCTAAACTTTTAGGCTCGTGCTTCTCAGCGCGTCCAGTATTGCGCGATCGTCATCCCGGCCGATCATTGCGCTCCAGCCGCCGCTAATAAGCTTTTTTGCGTGCGACTCAGTTAGGCCGCAATCGCGTGAAAGCAAGCGCTCCAGATCTCGCTTTGTCCCCGTCTCGGTGGAAAAACGTGATCGAGAAACTTGCGCCTCCGGTAACATCGGAAACGGAACCAAAGACACCTCGAATAAATCCAGCTCCATTAATCTGTAAATATTTTCTTCGCGATCCCACTCCTCGCGTTTGACTGTATACCCTATGCTTAGGCCCGTCACCACATCCGCGCGCATTAGCTCCAGCGCTTCGGCCGCACGTTGCACTCCTAGCACCAACTGCGCCGCAATGAACAGCCCGTGCGTGTCTTCTTTCGCCTCAATGGAGCCGATCGGATCGCTCGTCGAATGATGCCAGAGCAACTTCGGCGCGCGCTTCTCCAGGCTATCCGCAAACGCGCCCGCCATCACCACATCCCGCCCGAGATCCACGACCCCAAAAACGGATCCGTAGCCCGTGAACGCGCCGGCCTCCGTGACCGCCTTCGTCTTCGGCGCCTCACTGAACGGCAAAAATTTATATTTCATCGCTTGCGCCCTCGTCCGGCCCGTACAGATTCGCGGCCCTGTTGTAAGTGTCGCCGCCCGGCCCGATGCTCGACCGGCCACGGAACGCCCGCCACTCATTGACGGACAACGCCCCGTGCGAGGCTTCGATCGCCAGGCCCTCTTGCTCGCTTTTGAAATCGCCACGCTGAAGCGCCGACAGATCAAACCGCACGGAAAACTCGGAATATTGCGACGGAGACAAACACGACCGCGCGATCCCCTGTTGGATCCGCGCCGCGATAGGTTGCACCGTAAATCGCGTGAACCCGATCGATAAGTGCTCGATACCCGAGCCAAAGCTTGTTTGTTTGTCGGTCGCGTTCAACAGGAACAACGGCACGCCGAAGAATTCGGAAATTGCCTCTTTCGTGTATTTCATGCCCTCGATCAACTGTAGATCTTGCGCGCTCTGCGAGATCGTCTGGTACTCAAGTCCGCCCTCTAGTAGCATCGGGCGCCGCATGTTTTTGATCCCGGTCCATTTTTTGTCTAACTGATCCGAGAGCCTACCAAACGCCTCATCGTTCAAGCCGGCCGGATGAGTGAATACACCCGTAGCGACAGCCCCGCGCGAGTAAACCGAACTGTTATATTCGCGCTGCGCCAAACTTTGCCCCAACAGCTCGTGCGCGTGCCGGAACGTCGACAACCCCACGAACCCGCGCGCCTTCCGACTGGGCACCCCGCGCAGATGTGCGACTTGGCCATGCGTATAGTCGCCCGTCTTCGCTGTATTCGGATCGGTGTACGTGTAGCGCAGCCGGTCTAGCTCCGTGATCGTCGAGGAGACCCCCGACCACGACAGAGGGGAAAGCTCGCGCAACACACCGCCGCGCATTACCTTTTCCGATAGGTGATTGCCTTCGGCCACCACGTCCGACGCCACCAGCCCGAAATACTCAGCCGGACTTTGCCATTCGTTTGGGCGGTCCAACACGAGCGCGAGCGGATGATCGCCCACGATCTCGGTTGAACCGTCGCGGACTTTTCGAACTACATTGATCGGACACTGCGCGATCGCGTCGGATATGATCCGGATGCACGCAAAGTAGGTTGATATGCTGTTTGCGGTGTCAGCCGTCACCGACATTCCAGCCGCGTTACTTGCCCGGCCTCCGTCTAACTCCCGAATGATCCGTTCAAACTGTTGCTCGCCCGGTAGCGACTTTGCGAATAATGATTCAAACAGCACGGCCACCGCCCTTTATTGTGATCCAACACAAAACGACCGCGCCCGCTGCGCTCGCGCCCCAGTACCAACCAAATTCAAAACCCGGCCCAACCCCGAAAGCAACTAGGGCGCACAGTAACACAAGGTCCGTTAGCACCTCCCGCACCCGCGCTTCCGTTCCCGGCTTCACAGCTCGCGCATTCCGCGCGACTCGTACGGCGACGCCTCCGCCCGGCTTCCGATGTAAAGCGCGTACGCCATCAACTGCGCGACGACGCCATCGATCTTATTCTCCGGCTTTTCCTTGTCCGGAAAAAGGTTATCGTTTTTGTCCGCCTTCGCGACCACGTTACCGAAGCACCACGTAGTAACCGCCGATCCGTCGTACTGATAGTTCCGGTTTATAGTCAGCGCCTCAAGCTCTTTCATCGGCTCCGAGAAGTTGCGAACAACCGGCCGCACCTCGACCATAGTTAGGCCCTCTTTCTCCAGCCGTTGCGCAAACTGCGTAGCGTTCCACGGATCATAGGCCACCGCGTCGATCTGAAACATCTTGTGATATTCAAGCACGTCTTGCTCGATCCGATCGTAGTCAATCGTCCGTCCGTCCGTCGCCTCCAGTAGCCCCGCGTCCGCCCATTGTCGATAGCGTGGATCGGCTTCGTCGCCGTAGATCTGCTCGTGGGGCAAATAGTATTTATTGAACGCGTACATCTTGCCGGCTTGCGGAACCATCACCGCGATCGACGCTAGATCCTTCTTGGATGCCAGATCCACCGCGATGTATGCCTTGGCCCCCGCGAAGTCCTCGGCCTTCAGCTCGCGCGCTACGCAACGCTGGAGCCCTAGCATGTTCATCCAGACCGCCTTAGCGCCCACCCACATGTTTAGCTGTTTTGTTTTAAACGCCGCTTGTGCCGTTGCCGAGCGTCGCGCGAGATCCATTTGCCGCAGCACCGTCCGTGGGTTGATCGAGATCCCCCAGTTCGGGTTTGCTTTGCGCAGGCTTTCCTCGCAGTCCCACCGATCGCCCTCGTCGATGGTAAAGATCATTCCGAACGTGTTCTCATCCGCGACCTGTTGATCCAGGATCGCGATCACGTCGCCGCGCTTCTCCCGGCACGGCCCGCCGAAGTCCACGCCCGCCGTAGTAATGATAAAGAGCAACGGCTCCTCCCGCGCGCCCATCCCGGTCCTCATGGTATCGATCAGCTCAGAGTTCCGATGCTCGTGAAATTCGTCGATGATCGCCACGGACGGGCTGGAGCCGTCGCCCGGATCACCGATCAGCGGCTCGAACCTCGCGCCCGTTTCCGCGATCGTCATACTCTTGGCGTTGACTTGCACGCCGTAGTGTTCGCGCATTTGCTCATTGCGTAGGAAGATCTCCCGCGCAGGCCGGAACACCTCCCAGGCTTGCCGTTCCGTTGTCGCGCCCGTGTAGGCTTCGGCGCCGAACTCGCCCTCGCAGAATAGCGTGGACGCTATCGCCGCCGCCTTGAAACTTTTCCCGTTCTTGCGCGGAAGCTCTAGATACACCTCCAGGAAGCGCCGCAGCTTCGTCTCACGTTCGCGCCATCCAAACAGATTACACACCGTGAACGCTTGCCACGGGCTTAGTACGAACTTCTCACCGTTCGCGGCCCAGCGCCCCTTAACGTGCGGGATCTCTTGGATCCAATTGCACCGCCACTCGGCCTCGTCGAGATCGTAGTAATACGGGAAATCGCCGCGCTCCAGATCGTCCAAGAACCGCTGGCACGCTTGCCGGACATACAGACACCGATCCTCGCTCCGCGCTACCACGCGCTCCGCCCAATCGATCGCAATGTCTGTGTGTGTCATTCCGGCTTTCTGTTAGTGAATATTCGCAAACCGCCCCGCACGTCCGGGCGCCACCGCCGGGACCGGAACCGGAACCGCCGGCCGCTCCTCGCTTGCCGGTTCGGGATTCGCTTCCGCTATCGTTTCCGCTCCCGGCCGGGTAAACGGACTAGCCGTAGGCGCCGCCGCTGGGGCTTGCGCCACGGCGACCGAAGCTCGATCGCGCGGAGTCATCCCGAACTTGGCGACCCACTGCCGCCATTCTTGGATCGCCTTGAGATCGCCCGTTCGCATTTCCGCGAGCGCCCGCGCCCCGGCTTCCACCGAAAGCCGATCCGATGCGCAGAGCACGCCAGGGGGGGAGTACTTCAGGATGTCGCGCCATGCTTGTTTAAGTGGCGCCGGCCAGTCTTTCGGAGCCGCGCCCGGCTTGCCGACCTTCGGCGGATCCACCGGCCGGCCGCGAGCTCGCTCGGGATGTTTTTTAAACGAGCCGTTTAGCTCAAGCTCCGCGGTCGTTTTTCGTGCGCCCGTCATTTGTTCACCTTTGCAATTAACCGTTGACATTCGCCCGGCCTCGATCGGCGAAAATTGGAGACGTAAAATAGTGTG